TCCAAACACGTCAGAAAACACATCATCCAGCTTCAGATTGGAAACGGTGAGGCAGTTTTGGGCGCGGTTCTTCTCTCCGGTCAGCATATTGGTGAGCTTCACACGGTAGCGCATCAGGTCACGGAGCTGGCGGATGTCCGGCGGTGGGATAAAGCTGGGCTTGACCATGCCGCACATATACAGGTCGCAAATCCACTTGGCGTCCTTGCGGTCGGTTTTGTTGCCCTTCTGCGGTTTCGTGTATTTCGGGTGCGCCAAGGTGACCCAACAGGTCTTTTCAAGGATATTGAATACAGGAATCCAGTATTTCCCTGTGGATTCCATGCAGACATCCGAGCAGGAGTATTTCGCAAGCCAGTCAGCCAGATCCCTCAGTCCGTTGGAAAACGAGGAAAAGCGAGCCTGCTTGTACTCTGTCCGGCCATTGGAATCCGTGATACCGATACAGGCAAATATCCAGGTTTTGTGAATGTCCAGTCCACAGCAGTTTTTGCGGAGAATTTTGAAAGCCATTTGCCTCCCTCCAGACACAGTGTTTGGGGAGGTTCGGCAGGGACTGGCCACCCGGCAAAATCGAGTCGATTTGAAAGAGATAAGTTTACGGGCTGCTGTCATGCGCCATTCGTTGATGCCTTAACGGGTGGCCGAACCATATAGAAATGCGGGGTTGCCGTTATACAGCCCCGCCACTCACCTCCACGGTCTCTGTAGTATACCGAGCACTCCCGTGAACAGTATAGCAAACATCAATTTCAGGCGAAAGCACCTGCGTTTCATAACCCCGTCGGTGCCTTTCGCAGAAAGGCGGATTATAGAAATGAAACAGTACATCGGGACCAAGATTATTGAGGCTGAGCCAGCCTACCGCTGCATGGACGGCCAGGGGCACATCACCATCACTGATGACCTGCCCGTGGCGTTCCCCAACTTCCCCAGCGTGGAGGACGGCTACCGCGTCCGGTACGCGGATGGGTATGTGAGCTGGTCCCCCAAGGAAGCGTTTGAGGAAGCCTACCGGCCCACGGACGCTATGAACTTCGGTCTTGCCATTGAGGCCGCGAAGAGGGGCGCCAAAATTGCCCGGCGCGGATGGAATGGCAAGGGCCAGTATGTGGAGCTGGCGTCCGCGATTTCCTATGTAACCCCCGGCGGGGAGACCGTCAACGCCGAGCATGAGGCCATCGGCAACCGGGCCTTTGCCTTTGTGGGAACCTCTGGTGTGCAAATGGGCTGGCTGGCCTCCCAAGCGGATATGCTGGCCGATGACTGGCACATCGTCAAGTGAACCACGGAGGATGAGATATGGACAAGTATATTTCTGATCTGCTGGAGCTGATTAAGGCCCACCCGGAGCTGCCTATCGTCCCGATGGTGGACAGCGAGATTGTATGCGATGACGGGTGCGCTCGCTGGATGGGGGCCTGGGGTCCGGCCAGTGTCACAAAGTACCTGGTTTCAGAGGAACACATCTTTTTCTTTGACGATGAAGATGTTGAGGCCGTTCTCATCGAAGTAAAGGGGTACGATGAATTTCTCTCCATGACGGACAAGGAGGCCCGGGAAGCCTATAACGCCCTCCCCTGGGTGGAGTGCATCGCCGTGGACATCAACACGCCATGAGCTGCTATGGGTGCGCCTGCGATCACTGTCTCTACAATGCAGAGCTGGAGGCGTGGTACATAACGCCGGGTGAGGTCCAGAACGCCGAGGACATCTGCTTCTGCTGCGATGAGTGCAAGCACTACGACGGCGACTTCTCCAAGCGCAGCCAGTGGCGCCCGGACTGCCCAAGGCACAAGTTCCCAGAAAAGTACCTTGAGATGCAGAGGATAGTTGAGCAGCGGAGGGCGAGGGCCGCAGAGACGCGCCGAAGAAACTTCCAGATCATAAAGGGCGGGAAGCCCTGAGCAAATAAAAAAGCCGCCTCCCCCGGAGGGAAGACAGCCCGCGACAAAGCTATTTTACCACATGGGAGGCGACAAAATCAATGGGCAAATCACAGGAGAACATCAGGGACATCATCATGCAGGCCGTTGAAGCCGGACGCATCTCTGCCGAGCGCACCGCCAAAGATGCTTTCAAGGCTACTGAGCGCCGTCTCTACGGCCTGCCCACCCTGAAAATCAAGCTGGAGGATGACCTTGAGCGGCTGGAAGAGTTCAAGCTCTACGGGCCGCGAGAGCGGAGCAAAAGCATCACCCGGTTTATCAAGAACGGGAACCGACTTTCCCTGGATGAGATATGGGAGGCCGTTCTCATGGACATGGAGGCCACCATCGCGGCGGACCGCTATGAGATTGAGACCCTGGAGCGGGCGCTCGCCACGGTCCGGGATGACCCCTATTACCGGGCGCTGTCCGGGAAGTACCTGGATGACGTGGATGACAGGGACATAGCTGAGGACCTGGAGTGCGATACCTCCACTGTCTGGCGGCATCGAAAGAGGCTTGTGCAGCGCGTCGCAGTCTGGCTATACGGCGCGGAAGCCTTGAGATAAGGGCTTGCAATTTTGCCGTGCAATTTTACAATTTGACGGTGCAATTTATCTGTGTTATACTCATACACAATGAAAGAGTGTGGGTAGAGAAAACCGTCATAAACACTAAATTTCGGGCATATTTTTTGTGAAAACCTGTGACAGAAGCCCCAAAATGTGGTATAATTACGGTAGGAAAAAGCAAAGGAGTAACTAACCTATGAAAAATATCTGCCTACTCGATCTAAACTACACCCTGGTAGGAAACCAGGCGGACACGCGAATGCTCCGGCCATTCTCCCGGCGCATGGAGGCCGAAGAGTACCGGACCGATCTGATTGAGGCCATCCGGGATGACTATGTTATCATTGTGACGGCCAGACCGGACTACCAGATGAAGCAGACCATGGCGAACATCAAGCGGAAAACCGGCTGGCAGCCCCAGGAGTGGTACTTCAACGACATCAACGCGGAGCCTCCGGTCTTCAAGGAGAGCGCCCTCCGGCGCTTCATCCTGCCCCGGCACGGCGCACAGAATGGCCCGGAGGGGGCGCACTACTACGCGGTGGAGAGCAATCCGAAGACGCGGGCCATGTATGCGCGGTTCGGTATCGAGGCCGCCCCCTATGACCGCTTCATCAAATCGGCGGGCATGGTGAGGGTCCCGGCCTTCGACCAATGCAGCTTATTCGGATAACTGAATATCAGCCACCAGGCGGGACGCGAGAGCGCCCCGCTTTTTTATTGCCCAAATCTGAAAGGAGTGGAAGCGTGGAAACCAGAGTAATCAAGCTGGCCGACATCAAACCGGCCCCCTACAACCCCAGGGTGCAGCTCACACCCAAAGACCAGGAGTATAAAGCCCTGGACGCGAGCATTGAGGAAAACGGCCTGGTCCTCCCTCTCATCGTGAACATTCGGGACAACTGCCTGATTGGTGGACACCAGCGGCTTTCCGTCCTGCTGGCCGCCGGGGAGACGGAGACAAACGCCGTCGTGGTGGATATGCCGGAGGCCCAGGCCAAGGCGCTGTGCATCGCCCTGAACAAGCTGGACGGCGAATGGGACTACGGCCAACTGGCAGACATCATCCAGCAGCTCATTGACGATGGAGAGAACCTACTCGCCACCGGCTTTACCCAGGCAGACATTGACGATCTCCTGGGGGAAATCGGCGGCGAGCTGGGCGAGGATGAGGAACCGCCCTCCCTGGGCAAGAAAGAGGACACCGCCGACGGCATTAAGTGTATCGTGGGTGACTTCTCTTTCCGTCTGGAGGAAGCGGAGTTTGAGGACCTTATGGCAGACGTCCGGGAAAAGGTGGGCTTTACCCAGGAGCTTGTCTGCGCGGAGCTGAAAGGGAGGCTTTTCGATGAAGTATGAAACCAGACTGGAAATGCTGAAGCTCTCCGACATCGTGGCCGCCCCGTATAATCCCCGCGAGGACATTGAGCGCGGAAGCGATGAGTACAAGGCCCTGCGCCGGAGCATTGAGCTTAACGGCATGGTGGAGCCGCCGGTCGTGAACCTCCACAATATGCGCTGTATTGGTGGTAATCAGCGCCTTGTGGTCCTGCGGGACCTAGGATGGAAAGAAGTGCTCTGCTCCGTCATCGACCAGCCGGACGAAAGCAAGGAGATGAAGCTCTGTCTTGCTCTGAACCGCATTGAGGGCCGCTGGGACACCGACCGCCTGGGCGATCTGCTGCGGGATGATGAGGTCCTGGAGTTCGAGACCGGCTTTGACCGCGATGAGGTCCTGGTCTACCGGCAGCTCGGCGGGGACGGCGAAGGTGAAGACGCTGACGATGACCCGGATTGGGACCAGGACGAAGACCCGGACGGCGGGGACACCGACGGCGAGGAAGAGGACGAACCCGCCGGCGGCGACGATGAGCCTACTATGGGGACTACGGTTGTCCGAATTGGACACCTACACTTCAAGGTGGAAGTCCCGCGCTACAAGCACCTGGTCGAGAGCATCCGGGACGCCGGTATCTTCGACCAGGGAGAAATCGCCCAGGAAATGAAACGGAGGTTGCTGCGCCATGATTAAACTTGTCCCTATCGACGCCGTGCAAGCGTCTGAATATAACCCCCGGCGCAACGACGAAAAGCGGCTGGCCCTCACGGAGCTGTCGCTCCGCAAGCTGGGCTTCCTGCTCCCGATCTACGCCGATGAGAGCGGCGAAATCCTGAGCGGCCACCAGCGGCACCTTGTAGCATCCCGCATGGGCTTTCAGCAGATACCCGTGGAGTATGTGAGTGGAAAGACCCTGGGCGAACGCCGGGCCGTGAACGTCCTATTCAACCGGGCCACGAATGACCTCCAGAAGCAAGACACCTGCGCCATCATCCGACGCCGCCTCTATGAAATGGACATCGAGGCCATGACCGGGGAGCTGCCGGACATTGAACCTGGGAGCGAAGCGTCGTTCCCCTGCGTCTATGCGTTGCGCCGGATGGACGTCGTGAAGCTGGCAAAGCTCAATCACCGGAGCTTCGACACCCACATCAAGCAGCTTGCAAAATCCCTGGAGCGCCGCATCGGGAGCGCCATGCCGGTAGTCATTGGGGAGGCCGGGAACGTCATCAACGGGATAGGCCGCCTGCAAGTAGCAGCGGAGGCCGGAAGAAAAGTCATCGCCTGCGTCAAGGTGAGGCCGGAGCAAGAGGCGTTCGCGTCCTCCATGCTCAACCTGTTATCCATGGACTTTGACATGGAGAGCACTTATGCCGACGATCTGCGTTTCAATAGCTTCATGCGAGAGCGGAACACCAGGGAGACCGACGCCGAGGGCAATGCCACCCTGGGGGACGGCTTTTTCAAGGGAGTATTCCCGAAGAATTGCGGGCGGGACTTCTGCAAGCTGGAGGGCGCGGCCCTGGAGACCTGGCGCCGACACTACGGGTCCAGCGTGGTAGACTTTGGGGCCGGGAAGCTCAACAACACCCGGACGCTCCGCAAGGCCGGTATTCAGGTATCGGCCTTTGAGCCGTACTTCGTGACCGTGGGCGAGAAAATCCACAAGGAAAAGAGCCTGGAGATTGCCGCCCGTTTCCTGGATGAAGTGGAGGCCGGGACGCCGTATAGCAGCGTCTTTATCTCCAGTGTGTTCAACAGCGTCCCCTTTATGGCGGACCGGAAGCAGATCGCGGTCATCGCGGCGGCCCTGTGCGCCCCGGACGGGATGGTAGTCTGCTGGTGCCAGAGCAATAAGGCCCCACAGTTTGTGAACACGAAAAAGAAGTTCCTGGCCGCAGAAAAGGTGCTAACCTTTGACCTGGACTATGAGCCAAACACCATCCTGGGGGACATCGGAGCACACCCCAAGGTCCAAAAGGGCCACACCGAGGAAGAGATGCGGGCAATCTTCGCCCCGTGCTTCCGTACCGTGAAGCGCCTGGAGATGATAACAAAATTCTGGTACATGGAGGCGGCAGACCCGATAGTGGACCCTGCGGCCCTGGCCGCTGCGCTGGACTTTGAATTTGAGCTTCCCTACCCGGACGGCTCACGCATGGGACTGTCTCAGCGAGCGCGGGAAGCGTTTGAGCACCGGCTCGGTATTCGCCTGCCCCCTCCGACGAAAGGAGAGGCAAAATGAGAGACAACGTACACCCTGGGGAGAAATGGGAGTTCAACGGAGAAGTGGCCGCCTGCTTCGCCAATATGCTTGAGCGCAGCATCCCGGACTACCGATCTATGCGGGCGCTTACCTATAAGCTGGGCGAGCGCTTCATCCAGCCGGAGACCCTGATTGTGGACGTGGGGTGCAGCACCGGCCTGGCCGTGGAGCCATTCGTGGTGAAGTACGGCCAGAGCAACAACTTTCTGCTGGTGGATAACGCACCGGCCATGGTGGAAGCCTGCGAGAAGCGCTTCCAGGCGGACGTCAACGTCACGGTCCGGCAAGGGAATATTTGGGAGTATTTGCCATTTGAGCAAAAGAGTAGCCTGGTCCTCTCCGTCCTGTCCATGCAGTTCATGCCGACGTCTTACCGGCCCCGGATGCTCAAGCAGATTTACGACGGCCTGACCGACGGCGGGGCGCTTATCTTTGTAGAGAAAATCCTCAGCGAAAACATGGATGACCTGATGGTGGACCTCTACTACGAGATGAAGCGGGAGAACGGCTATACCGATGAGCAGATCATGTCCAAGCGGCGCAGCCTGGAAAACGTGCTGTCTCCGCTCAAGGCCGAGTGGAGCGTGGACATGATGCGGACCGCCGGTTTTCGGCAAGTCGATATGTTTTGGCGCTGCCTGAATTTCTGTGGCTGGATAGCCGTTAAGTGACGGCTACCGGCCCCGAAAGGAGGGTAGATCGGAATGCCGAAGCACAGAGACACCGAGCCGTGGGAGCGTCTGGAGGGCGAGGGTGTCAAAGCGTATGAGGCGTTTTCGGTCTACCTGGAGCTGGGGGAAGAGCGCAGCATCCGGGCGGTTGCTAAGCAGTTAAACAAAAGTACCACGCTCATAGGCCGATGGAGCCGCACCTATCAGTGGGTAGAGCGGACTGCCGCATACGACGTTGACGTCCAGAGGAAAGCCCATGCCCAGGCCGTCAAGAAGCGCCGGAAAATGGCTGACCGTCATATCAGCATCGCCCTGAAATTGCAGGAAAAGGCGTTGCAGGCCCTCAAGGACATGGACCCCAGCGAGATAGACCCGAAGAACCTTGTGGCGTTCATCCGGGAGGCTACCAAGCTGGAGCGTGAGAACCGCATGGAGCTGGAGGCCGACACCGCACCGGGCAAGGCGAATGAGCAGGCCGACAGCAGCCTTGCCGCCGTCATCTCTGAGGCGTGGGAACGGAGGAAGCAGCAGAATGAACCTGACAAGTGACGCCATCCTCTACTACGCCGACAATCCGGTGGACTTCGTGGAGGACATTATACGGGCCAAGCCGGACAGCAATCAAAAGGCTATCCTGAACAGTGTAGCGCAGTACCCCATGACTTCTGTTCGCTCCGGCCATGGCATCGGCAAGAGCGCGGTGGAGAGCTGGCTTGCCATCTGGTTTCTGACTACCAGGCCATTCCCGAAGATACCCTGCACCGCCCCTACCCAGCACCAGCTATGGGACATCCTGTGGGCCGAGATTGCGAAATGGCTCCGCAGTAACCCAGCCCTGTCTCAAGAGCTGATATGGACCAAGGAAAAGGTCTACATGAGAGGCCACCCGGAAGAGTGGTTCGCGGTAGGCCGGACGGCCAGTAAGCCCGACGCCCTCCAGGGCTTTCACGCCGAGCACGTGCTTTACATCATCGACGAAGCCTCCGGTGTCCGAGATGAGATATTTGAGCCGGTCCTCGGCGCACTATCTACGGAGGGCGCAAAGCTGGTAATGTGTGGGAACCCCACGAAGATTACCGGCTTTTTCTATGACAGCCACCACAAATCCCGCGAGCTTTACAACGCCATGCACATTGACGGGCGGGACAGCAGCCGCGTAGATCAGCAGTTCATCGACACCATCATTGATATGTTTGGTGAGGACAGCGACGTCTTTCGCGTCCGTGTGGCTGGGGAGTTCCCCAAGGCCCTGCCTGACAGCTTCATCCCTATGGAGTGGGCAGAGCGGGCGAGCGAGGCCGAGGCCCCGGAGATTGACCGGGCGGCCCGCGTTGACATCGGGATTGACGTCGCCCGCTACGGTGATGACAGCAGCGTCCTATCCCCCGTCCTGGACAAGAAGCTCCAGGAAAAGCCGGAGATATACCACCACAACGACACCATGGAGCTGAGCGGCAAGGCCGTCCAGCTCATCAAGCGCTATGCCCTGGAGCAGTCCTGGGCAGAGATACACGTCAAAATCGACTGTGACGGCCTGGGCGTCGGCGTCTTTGACCGCCTCATGGAGCTGCGGGAACAGATCGTGGAGGAAATTCAGGCCCAGCGAGACCGCCGGTATTCCGACGATGAGGACGCCCCGCCCCCGTTCACCCTGGACATCGTAGAGTGTCACTTCGGCGGCGAGGGCGGCACCATCAGCGACGATGACCCCATCGACTACCAGAACAGCACCGGCCTTATGTGGGGAGCTGTCCGGGAGGCCCTGCGAACCCAGAGTATCAAGCTATACCCTGATGACAAGCAGATAAGCCAGCTCTCTAACCGGAAATATGTGGTGAACAGCGCGGGCAAGATTGAGCTGGAGAAGAAAGAGGCCATGAAGAAGCGCGGCCTATCCTCACCGGATATGGGGGACGCGCTGGCCCTGGCCCTGCATGACCCGCTGGTAAGCGACTGGAGCATTGACTAAGGAGGACACCATGAAAGCGAAATGCAGTTACCTTGTATCGGCTGACGGCTGGCCGATGAAGTACATCCGGGCAAATACGGCGGCAGAGGCCCGGCGCCGCTGGCAGAAGATGACCGGCGGCCCCAAAAACCCCGCTGTCTCCCAGGTGCTCGGTAAAAAGCCGAAGCGCGAGGGAGGCGAATAACCGTGCCATTCTGGAACCGATTTAGAGGGGGTGGTGCGGGGAGGGCGAGCCAGACCTACCGGAGCGACAGCGTTATGCTGCCCAGGTGGACCAACCCGCCGGAGCGCAACACCCAGGAATGGATAGACGCGTTTCACACCAACCCCCGCCTGTCCGTCGTGGAGCGCATCGCCTCCGATCTGTCTTTTGCAGAGGGCAAGCTCTACCGGGTGGATGAGAACGGAGACGAACAGGAGCTTACTCATCACCCGTTCCTGGACTTTTGGGCGAACCCAAACCCGCTGCATGAGATGAGCAACGCGGCCCTGTGGCGGCTCCTGGAGATTTACCTCAAGCTCAAGGGAGAGGGGTACTTCATCATGGAGAAATCGCCCCTGGGCGTCCCTGTGGAGCTGTGGCCGGTCCCTGTCCATTGGGTACAGATGACCCCGTACCTGGACCACCCGTACTACACCGTCCGGCTCACCAACGGTCTGCTGATGAACGTGTCCGTAGATGATATGTTCGTGATGAAAGACCTGAACCCGATAGACCCGTTCAAGCGCGGCCTGGGGCAAGCTGAGGCCCTGGCAGATGAGATTGAGACCGACGAATACGCGGCCAAGTTCCAAAAGCGCTTTTTCTTCAACGACGCCACGCCGAACCTCATCATCGGTATGCCCAAGTCCACCCCGGAGCAGCGACAGCGCTTCCGGTCTGAATGGCTTGAGCGCTTCCGGGGAGTGTTCCAGAGCCACGGCGTCGCTACTGTCAACGGCGAGGTCACGGTGAACAAGGTTGGAGACAGCATGAAAGACATGGACATGGTGAACGGGCGCACATTCCTGCGGAATGCCGTCCTTGAGCACTTCGGCGTCCCCCGTGAGATTATGGGTATCACGGAGAGCAGCAACCGGGCCACGTCGGAGGCGGCTCAGTTCATCTATGCCCAAAACGTCCTTATGCCCAACCTACGCCGCCGGGAAGAGGCCATCAACAACCAGATCATCCCGTATTTCGGAAACGACTTGGTGTGGCGCTTCGATGACATCATCCCCCGGAACCAGGAGTTTGACAAGGCCCTGGGCATCGACGGCTGGAATGCCGGACTACTCACCAAGGATGAGGCCCGCGAGAAGCTGGGTATGCCTCCGGCCCTGGTGGGCGGCGACGTCTACAAGACGCAGTTCTCCGACGTCTACATCCGGGAAGACGATGACCCTGTGGCGATCTCCACGGCGGCGGCTAACCTCCAGTATGCAGAGAGCGCACCACCGCTTGAGACGGGCGGAGAACAGGACATTGAGATAACAGATAACGGAATACCCCTGGACGCCGAAAACGGCTCAGAGGGGGCGGGAGACGGCACAGAGGGCATAGAAATCGTGTCCTCCAAGGGTACGTCCCCGGAAGAGCGGAAAAGCCTCCAGGTGCAGGCCGCACAACGCGCCCTGCTGCAAGCTGAGAGGGAGCAGACCCAGCGCTTTGAGATTGCCACCCTCAAATATCTGCGGGAGCAGGGCCGCCGGGTGAGTGACGCCATGGGCGGCACCACCAAGGATGAGCGGAGCGTTTGGGACATTCTCATGGGGGCCATCCCCGGCTATGACCCGAACAGCGAGGACGCGGCGGAGCAGAGCGCGGCGGCGTGGTCCTCTTTGAGTGAGGCAGACCGCACCCGCCTTGTGAGCGCCTTTACCCTGGGCCTCATCGACTGGCCCCAGGAGGAAACGGCCCTGCTGAATATCTTTGAGCCGCTGTGGAAAGAGAGCTACGACAAGGGCGCTGGGGTGTCTGCCAAGCTCTACAACCTCCAGGCGGTCCAGAGGCCGGAGCTTATCAGCACGGCGAAGCTGCGGGGCGGCGTCCGGGTCAAAGGCATCACGGAGACCACCCAGCAGTCCATCGCCCGTATCGTCTCCGCTGGACTGGAGCACGGAGACAGCCGGGCCACCATCGCCAAGCAGATTGAACAGGAGATGCAGACCACGGCATCCAGGGCGCGGACCATCGCCACCCAGGAGTGCAATACCTCGCTCCTGACCGGCCACTACGACATGATGCGAAAGGCCGGGGCCGCCTGGAAGACCTGGCACGTTGCCAACATGAGCGCCGCCAGACCATCCCACAAGCGCCTGAACGGTGAGCGGGTCCCTATCGACGCCAAATTCTCAAACGGCCTAATGCGGCCCTGTGACCCGGATTGTACGGACCCCGCTGAGGTCGTGAACTGTCACTGTTTCCTGACATTCGACAAATAAGGAGGACGCCTGATGGAATTTACCGAGATGCAGGCTCAGGAGGCCGCCCGATCTGCTGGTATCGACCTGGAGAAAGAGCGGTTCGACCTGAAAGCCCTGACAGCCGGGATGAATGCGGAGCTTGAGCACGGCACCGCAAGCCCGGACACGAATATTACCAACGATGACCCCGTTATGACGGCGAAGCTCGCAGCGGCACATCTGCGGGTCTCGCCGTTTTACTATGCCTCCGGGCGGGGGCTGAAAGCGTGGGAGGCTTCGCTCCGTAGAGGGGTGAAAGTGAAAAGCTCCAAGACGGAGCACAAAACGCTGTCTTTCCGTACCGAAGAGTACGACGAAGAGAGCGGCATCTTTAGTGGCTACGCTGCGGTCTATGGCAACATCGACAGCGGCGGGGACATAATTGAGCCTGGTGCCTTCACGAAGACAATCGCCGAAGGCTGGGAGAGGGTGAAGATACTCGCCCTGCACAACGACTGCTGGCTCCCCATTGGCAGACCTTTGGAGCTGAGGGAAGACAGCAACGGCCTTTTCATTAAGGCCAAAATCAGCGACACTTCGATGGGACGCGACATCAAAGTGCTGCTGAAAGATGGAGTTCTCAATGAGCTGTCCATCGGATATGACCCCATCGTCTTTGACTACGACGAAAACGGCATCCGGCATCTGCGGGAAGTCAAGCTGTGGGAGGTCTCCGTCGTT